AACCTAATGATGAATGACGGTAAGCAACAATCTACCTTTTTGTTTCACGATTACGCGCAACACCCCTGAGAACCGCCATGAACAAGGGTTTCATGATTTGTGATTTTAGTTTGGTACGCAATTTGGTACACAACACAATTTTCACTTCAGCGGGTAGTCATCAAACTCACCATAACGCACTTCGTTGATGATGTACGTGATCACCAAAAATATCGCATCCGGACTAGTTCCATCTTCATGCGCAGGCATATGTTCATGCCTACCTGTCTGCAAACCAGTAATAAGCCATTACAGGGTGATAGTGATGCATCAACTACGTTAAGCGCAGAGAAATGATGCAGTGGTGGGCGGATTGGCTTGATGAAAAGGTGGAGTGATCCACCTTAACCACTATCGAAGATCACAAAGCCTTGCAATCCAGTGCAAAGCTTTGTGTGTCTCAGTTTTGTTTCATCGGTAATTATGTGTTCGCTACGATGCAAGAATCCATACCAATAAGCATCCGATAATTGGGAAAGAAAAATCCAACAGACTTCCCACATCCCACACGCGCGGATCAAAACCGCCCCACCACGGCATGTTGATACGTTTCCCTTTCCCAAACCTTTCTGTCCAGCGATATTCTGCCTGGGTGTGTTCACGCGCAATGAAGAACGTACAACCGGCTATCGCACCGTAAGCCCAGTTTCCGGTAAAAAGACCAATCAGTACCTGCGCAGCCACAGCACAAAACGCATGAAGGAAAGGTGTTATATCCATTATCGCTCCTTTAACATAAGGATAAATAAACACATCATAAAATAGATTTCGTCTTTGTAACAATAACATCTACAAAATCGCCTGCAGATATAGCTGATGGTACTGTATCTGCAAGAGTAATCTTTCCTGAAGAGATGCTTTGCACATCTAATAATTTATTTTCAATCCCATCCGTATATACCAATTTGATATCACTGAGTGGAGGGTAATAAGTGATTGTTCCTTGGTATACATATATTTCACTACCTGAAATCGATTTCACTACATACCTGCCCCTTACAAGATTAATTTTGAGTTCAGATAAATCGGTTTTATAACAGGTAATTCCTGAACCAATGTTAGCCATACTAATATCAGTATCACTATAATAAGTAAGTGCTTTCCCTTGTTTTAAAGTAAAAGTATTTTTACTTTTCCTTGGTAAGGATGTGCTATTTTTGTAATATCTACCAGTAAAGCATAGCCATGAAAATGCAGTATTCACTACATTACCACCAGAATACACAGCTAAACGAATTGCACTAACTGGAACCCCTTCATTATTAATCCTGATCTTAATGGAAGAAATATTAACAGCAGTGACATACCTATGGTTGGCAGAATCCCATTGCATAGAAGAAGTTATGGCTTCTGTTTGTGAGGTTATGACATTCCCATCTCTATCTAATGCATACAGGTAAATGCGAAACGATGCCGTATCTGCTGAGAATGTAAACATATCACCATTTCTTACTGGTACATCTCCAGATTCCCATAACAACCCAAAATTCCGCATAAAAGCAAACTTAGAAGAAACCAGGTGACGGATATTATATAAACCATCAACATCTGTTTGATATGCTAATGCACCAACTTCTCCATTGTTAGCACTGGATATAAATGGGGTGTTAGCATTTAAAGAAAACAATGTTACTTCATCGGATATATTTTCCTGAATATGAAATACTGCATTCCCCTTGCCATTATCAGTTACCTCGACATAAGTGTAAGGCGATGGATTGTATGGCTCATTTGTATACGCAGGAGATGAAAGCCATGTAGCTTCAATTGAGTTATTCCACGTATATTCACCAAAGTTAATTATCAACTGTTGGTTAGTTGGGGATGATGGATATCGTTCAAAACGAAACCCGTAGAAGTAATTGTTATCACCTCTTTGAATATCAATTTTACCTGCCCCCTCCATAGTTCCACCATAAAACTTATTGTGGTTATGATGATATGGATTATCAGCGAAAATGATATTATTCGTACGATTCAGATAAAAATAGTTTTCATTTATCCATCCTTTCTCAACTCCAAGAAAATGAATTGTATCGACCTTTTTCAGGTTAAAGGTTGAGTATGCTATTGAATAATCCGTCGATGCCACCGAAGCATTATAATTTGCATATAACTGTAAGTAGTCGCAACGCTCAATGTTTATATGCTGCCCTTTTGCCCCGATAATACGAATATCCGGTGTCGTTTCAGATGAAATACCAGAATTTCTGATAATCGTTCCGAAGTTTTGTCTTGGGTTGTTAGGGTTTGATGCATTCCCGCCAAGCAATACCCCTATTCCTGAGTGGGATATGGTAAAAACAGCATTGGTCATTTCGAGGCTGACATTACGAAGATTTAATGTCGCCGTAATAATAAAATTACCTTCCGCTCGTAATGTTCTGGATGATTCTCGTGCATATTCTGCAGCCAAGATCAATGCAGATGTATCATCTGTTATACCATCGCCTTTTGCCCCCCACCCTCTTACATCACAATCGTCCCTCCACCGAGATATCTGCAATTCAGGATATTTTTTAGCTCCATCCGGGTCTTCTAATTGCTGCCGTAGTTGATCAGGGTCATACTTCAGCACATTAGGAAAATAGAACTGCTGCGCACCACATGCATCATAAACAGCCATAGAATGGCCTTGCACAGTTACGAATTTGGCAATCTGTCCGTTATATACTGGATACCCAGCGGCATTGATGACGATTGGCTGTGCAACAGGAACGTGAGAACCATCTTCGTTCTCAACATAGACCTGAATCTGGTTATCAGGATTTACCGGGTCAGTGTCAATTTTACCGATATAAATTTTGCCATTAGCTACGGCTTTAAAAGAACGCGCCATAGTGAAGAGTTGCGAAGGCATGCTCACTACAACATTGGCTGTAATGTCTGTCATTTAATTTGCTCCAGATACAAGGAATCGCCGCAGCATGGCTACGGCTGGTATTTGTTGCATACCGAAACGGTACGATTGTTGATTTGTACAGTAGGTTTTACGATGCCATTCCACCCATTTGGTGAGGCATTGATGATGTACAGCAAATACGATGAGGCGCAGTTCCACTTGAGGCTTACGCACGAGTTGCACGCCAAGATTAAGCAACGTGCAAAAATGAATAACAGGTCTATCAATTCCGAAATTGTGGCTACGATGGAAGAATCGCTCTCCAAACCATCACCTGTAAGCGGGTATCGTGATGAAGAAGAGAGGCTGGCCTCATTAATCTCGGAACGAGTAAAAGAAGTTGCGGCTGAAATTCTAAGGAAAGAAAAAACCCGCGATTAAGCGGGTTTAGTTTTCATTATAAAATGTTACGCCACATTTGAGCCATGTAGTAGGTGTTGTAGTGCTTTAACGCCTTCAGAATTGTAACGGAACGCCTCTACCTGTTTGCTGGAATGCGCCGATTTATCCAGGAAGAACTTCCCGTACTGCTCAGTTTTGAGGTTGTTTGCGTTAGCAATGCGACCAATCTTGTTGGCCGTTACTCCAAGCTGCTCTGCAACCTCCCCTGCTGAGTAGTAATGCTCTTCTATTGCCGGAAGAGGTATTGCATTAAAACCAACGAGCGGGTTGATTATACTTGCTGCCGCTGTCTGCTTTGCCTCAGGCGCAAGATTTGGCATCAGATCGAACAGATTGGTAACAGCTTCAACCGTCATTTTCAATGTTCGCGCTTGACGATACTCAACAAGTCCACTCGCTGATTTACCGCTTTTAATGTGCGCTTCTTGCATACTTTCAAGTTGGTCTACCAGTGAGCGGCGAACGGCTTTTGACTCGCGAGCGGCAACTCGCAATGCTTGCTTGATTGACATCTCAATGATAACCATCGAAGTTTTGTTCGCTTTTTGCACTACACTTTTTGTGTAGTGCTCTCCATCCAATTCATCTTCAATTTTCTCGATGAATTTGTTATTACGAACCTCCGGCTCACCGCACTGTCTACGAGCCTGATTTACCATCTCAAGAAGGCGCTGGCTGTCAATGGTTTTATCCGTGACAACGGATCCGATGTTTGCTACATTCTTAAAAGTCATTAGGCATTCCTTATGTGGTAGTAAGGGTGTGACATAGGCCGCCAGCAGCACACTGGCGGTTTTCTTTTTGCGCCGTCCGGCGCACCAATCAATGAATCCATTCCTCGCCGCGCAGTTTTGCCAGCATTGGCTGAGCGTTCTTTACGACAAAATTGTTGGTATCAAGATTCTTCATTTCACGAAGAAGTGATTTCTTGGTTTCTTCTGACATATAGCGAGTCTCATATGCGATATCGTAAATCCTTCCTGAAAGCTCAGAACAAATTTGCTTCATTCCTGGGTAGATGTGTTTGCACATTTGTTGACTCTTCTCCATCCACAATTGTAAGTAGCAGAGATTAACCAGTTCTTCGTCAGTAAACTGTTTTGCAATCGGTGAGCATTCTGCCTGCCGATCCAAAATATCCAGCACCCAGCGGCGGAACTCTTTGGCTACCGGAGTGCGAGCAAACATCGCGATTAGGTGGGCACCGCGTAGTGAGAAAACTCGCACTTTTTTGCGATAATTTCCTGAGGTACTCACTTCGAGTACCTGAGTCATTCCAGCGCTAAACTCATCGCTATACTTGTTATAAATCATTGTTACTGCACGACTATTTGCGTATTTAAGTGCAGATGCAATATTAGATGATGTAAACCAAACACCATGCATATCACGGGTGGGCACCAACTCAACTCCGTGGAAGTTGTATTCTGATTTTGCTACAATATTCATGTTAGTTTCCTTGCATACGGTTACTGACATAGAGGCCCGGTTTGTGTTCGCGCACTGCCGGGCTTCACTATTTTTATTGGATGACAACATCGCCCTTTGCCTCAAGTTTCATCAATAACTCCATTCGATAAGCTATCTCTGCCTGAATTGACCTATGGCATCTTTTTGCTGATTCGCGGATATGTGAATCAACCTTTTCTGTAAAACGAACCTGACGCGGCTTGATGGAAGATATCTTTTCAGTCATTATGCACTCCTGTTTTTAAAAAACTCATAATCTCACTTTTTGTAGTTTGATTATTCACTCACACTCAGTATGAGTCAATGAATTTTTTATGGTGAACTAATGAATTTTGACGATCAATTCCCATCAAGAGTATCTCTGGCAAGACAGTCCAGGGGTATGACGCAGGCGCAGTTGTCAAAATTAGCTGGTGTTGTTCAACGTCAAATAGCTGCATACGAGGGTGGTGAGGCTAAACCACGGCTTCGGGTATTGCAGGCATTAGCCAACGCATTAGGTACTACGGCTGAGTGGTTAGCTCTAGGTGAAGGTCAGGGTCCGGGAACAAAAAACGTCATGCCTGACGTTCTGGTAAAGCAAATACCAATCCTCAAACTAGATGAAGTTATGCATTACCTAAACACAGGTGAACATTCATCGTCTAGATTTCATCCGGCAATATACAATGTTGGTGACTCTGCATTTGCATTGACTATTGAAGGTGAAGCTATGACTACAAGTTCAGGTATTAGTTTTCCCAGAGGATCGGTTGTCACGTTCAGCCCTCTAGTAAAAGCTAAAAGCAAAGATTATGTAATAGCATCATTGGATAAAGAACAAATATTGAGCTTCAAACAGGTTTACATTGGTGAAATAGAGACAAACCTAGTATCCCTAAACCCAATGTATCCTAATATTCTTGTTAGAAATGAAGATGTTAGTATTTTGGCAACCGCAGTTTACCTTGAAATCCCGTTGCTTTGATATCCTTTAGGAAGCGACACATTATCATCTGGTATCCTGCGCAAAACTAAGGAGGTTGGTGTGCTTGAATGGTTTCTGTTGGCTGCATTAGTCGTTTCTGGTTTGGTGTATGAGTATCGAATGCACTCTCTAACAAAAAAAATAGGAATTCTAGAAAACGAATATTGTGCTCTCAAATCCTCACTGGAACGTGAGCAAGGAGACTTAAAAATCTCTCTGTCTAGCATTGAGAGTTCTATAGAGAGCCTAGAGGATAAGGTTGATCGTATAAAGAATGAGGATATTCATGATATTAAGGACGACATATCCTTCTTAAAATCTTGGTTGAAAAATGTTGGTAAAATTGCCACATCAACACGAGATAAGCTCAATCCATCCATGGATGACTAATTACTCCTGTGCCATTCCGCTTAGCGATGCCACAATTCCAGCCCTTGCTAAACGCTGGAACTCTTCGTTTCCTAGTGCCTCGCGTATTGCTTTTACGGCGGCCTTATTTGCCATAAATCTGCGTTCAGCCGCCGCTAATGCTTCTTTACTTCCGCCAGCTCTTACTGCTTTCGTGGCTTCCCGAACTGCTTTCTCTATCGCATATCGACCGCTACGCGTGGTGGCAATTTTAGATACAGCGCCTTTTAACCCAGCGCCAACTAAAGCACCTGCGGCAGCGCCTGCAATGCCTCCTCCAGCGCCACCAACAATGGCACCTGATGTTGAATTGGCAATTGCATTTAACACTGTTGATGTGACGTTGGATAAACCAGCATCCAGATCGCGTAGTACATTGGCAGTTCTACCTGTTCTTTCAATATACTGCTGAGGTTTCACTGCTGCTCTTGCAAGAGTGCCATATGCATCAGCAATTCTTCCAAGCTCTGAGGAATATCGGCTAATGGCTTTTACATTTTGTGGAGTCAGTATCTCTGCGATATGGTTAATTCCTGCTGCATCAGCTTTGCCACCACGTACACCATGCGAGATAGCATCTTGCAACATTGATGATATAGCAGGAACACGCTCTGATTCTGGCAGCGCGCGGATCATAGAATGGAATCCAGCAGGACCATTAAGACCTTTAGCTGACGATGATTGAAGGGATTTTACTCCATTCGTAATCAGTGCATCTGTTGCCAAATCACGCCCGAAAACAGACTCTGCACTCTCTTGTGCTGATAACCTCGCTTTAGACAGATCATTAGCTTTCTGCCAGTCATCAAGAAATCCGCCGTTTTCCGCCATTGTGCGCATATCATCAGTAATTGCCCGGCGTATTTCCCCTGCTCTCCTTGCCGCATTTGCCTCTCCGCTACGCTTATATTTTTGCTCCGCATCAGCAAATTTCGCTCTCCATGCTTTCATGCCATCAAATGTTACTCCACCTTGATTGTTTGCCTGAACAAACTGTTTCATTTCAGGAGTAAGCGGTATGCCAGCAGATCGCTCTGCCTGAATAACGGCATTACCATTTAGCATTCTTGCTTTTTGATTTGGCATTGTTGACCGCACGTCATCCCATGCCGCGCGCTCAGCATCCTTCATCTGATCAAGATTTTGAAGAATCCTTTGTTTTATAGCCGCACTTTTTTCTGATGCCGTTCCAGATGCGGCCCCAAATTCATCAAGGTTTCGACTTAACTTTGATGATATTTCGTTAAATGCTGCCTGATGGGCATCCTGAACAATCCCTGGTGTTGATGCCAATGCGCCTTCGGCTTGTGCAATTCCACGACTTCCAGATCGCATTCCTGGTGTTAATGCGTTTATATCAATTCCAGCAGACTCAGCCGCTTTTGCTACATCTTCGGACACATTAGCGGCCTGACTGGCAATTGACTGACGCCCAGCACCTGACTTTGCCATCCTGGAAACATCATTAGCAGAATTCAGTGCTGCACCACCAAGAGCCTGTGAAACCCTTGGCGCAATAACGCGCCCGACACCTGAAAGAACGCCTTGAGCACCAATATTGATACCACCGTTAATGGCAGCATTTTGTGCAAAATCACCCTCCTGATTTGCAGCATCAGCAAGAGAACCGGCAATCATGTTTCCTGCGGAACCGATGTCTCCTGCGAGCTTTGCTGGCGCTCCAGCAGCTTTTGCTGCTGTGCCAATTGGCAGGAGATACCCACCAATTGTTTCACCGGCTTGCGCGTAAGGGTCTGTCGGTCGATCGACTGGACGATAGACATCATCCAAAACCTTGGGGCCACCAAGCCCCTGGCTGATTGCATTAATCAGACTTGCGCCACCCTGCAATACGTCAAATGGTATGTTTACCAGACCACGACCAGCCTGCTCTGCAATTTGCCCTGCACTTTGACCACCAGTGAGCCAATCGCCAGCTTGTTGCATCAATGATGGTTCTTCTTTCTGCTGCTGAGGCGGAGGGTATGCTGCATAAAACTGATCTCTTGCTTCAGCCCATTTGTCACCAGCCTTAGGGGCAACAACCTCATCAAAATATTGCGCTTGAGCCTGTGCTTTCTGTTCTTCAGTTAACGCCTGATACTGTGGAGAAGCGATAACATCTTTCCATGCTTTAGCCATTAATCACCCCATAAAGACGAGAAACCGGACTTATTGCTGTCGCTTCCTGATTTTCGCTCACTAACATATGTGTCATAACCTGATGAACTATATCCCATTGATTCAGCCTCCCTTGCTGCAACCTTTTGAAATACAGAATATTGAGATCGTATTTCAGATAACTGTTTTCTGACGACCTCTTCAGGCTGTGTTATATCGAGTTTCGCGATCAGGTTTTCCAGTTTTTGGCCTTCAGCATTGGAGAGGCTACCCATACCTCGCATAGTCTGCACGTTCTGGACAAACGCACCCGACTTTAATTCTTCTATCGCATTACGGTTTGCAAGCCCTTCAGCACTTGTGAAGCCATCTATATTTCTTCCTTCGAAGCGACCAATACCTTCAAGCTCCTTCTTACCAAGCAAAGAATCAATTTTCTCTATCCCTCGCTCACCAGTAATCAACGCATTGTTGTAATTATTGTTGCCATCAAGCCATCTCTTAGCCTGAGACATTCTGGCTGACGTTGCAGCTTTACCGGTTAGCGGATCAATTCCCGTCGCTGCTATCTGTGAGTTAAGAGACAAAACATCCATATCCTGAAGTTGTCCTGCTCTTTCAAGGGCCGCCTGTGACTGCTTAAACACATACTTGTCGTGATTCAGTCTTGCCATTTGAGCCTTATAGGAAAGATCCTGCCCCCTAATAGCCCTCGCATTCGTCATGTCATTATTGCGAATGGTTTCGTTAATTCTTTGCTGCTCCTGCTGGCGACCAACCATCTTATCCTGATAATCCAGCATTTTATCCGGACCAACAGCCCCTAGCGTCATAGTAGTCAGCATGTGTGATAGCTGCTCTGGATTCTGGATACCTGTCTGAATCATCCAGTCAGCATTCGCCCCCACGCGATTTAACCTGTCCTTGTTGTCAGTAATGAATTTACTGTAGGCTTCCGGTCCCTGAGAAAGAGCGACGTTAGCCCTCATGGCTAAATCGCCCATATCGTTGCGTTGCTGATCATTAAGACCGGAAAACGCCTGTTGTGCCTGTGCAACAAACGCTGGATTTTCCTGGGCAAACTTAAATAGCCCCGATGGATCACCAGAAGCCCATGCATCAGCGTGAACCTTATTGAACGCACTAATAGCTTTCTGTTGCTGTTCCTGATTGTAAATATCAGCAACTCCAGCCAGACCACGTAACGCGGTCAGGCCAACGTTATTTGCACCTGAGCGAGCCAGTTCATTGTTTTCGCGGATCAGGCCAAGCGTTGCATTAATGTCTTTTGCCTTTGGCGCATTCTCGTTTTGCGCACCAATGCCAGCCAGAAAACCACCAGAATTAATACCCTGTTGCCACGTAACCATTGATTAACCCTTAATAAAGCAGTGAACCAAGCAGACCGATACCAGCACCGATACCAGCACCCCACGGAGTTGATGAACCAATTAATTTCGCAAGTCCAGCCCCAGCAATAGCACCAGACGCACCTCCGCCAATAGCAGATTGCATTGCTGATGGTCTGTTGGCATTTGCCGCTGCAAGAGCCGCACTTTGCTGCGAAATCTGACTCATGTTGTTGGCATATGTCTGCCCGGCGTTTGCCTGCCCCTGAAGAGCGCCAAGACCGATATTTGCCAGGTTGTTGTAATTGTTCATTTGTCCAGACAGCCATTGCTGACCAAGCGTTGGTGCGATTGTTGCTAACTGATTACTGGTTGCGGTGGAACCCAATCCACCTGTTGCTTCCGCTGCCGCCAGACTCTGATAGCGAGCCTGACCAGCAAGGTCTTTATACTGCTGAGAGTTGTAATACTGGTTAAGTGCCTGACCTTGCCCTTCCAGAGACGATAAGTTCTCAAGGCTGCCGACATACTTCCCAGCCAGAGGAGTAAACGGCTTCAGGTTGTTCATGATGGTGTTGAACTGCTGATTTTGCAGGTCTGCGGCATACTTCTGAGCTTCTGCGGCATACTTTGCACTTTTATCAGAACTGCCACCTTTCCCGCCTTTTTCAGGGCAATAAGGTTCCTCGCCGCGCAGTTTTCTGCCCAGCTTAAATGCATATAACATGGCTATCTCCCGTGATTCAGGAAGTCGATTAGTTCTTCGCGTGTGGCGCTGTAAAACGTCACGTCATCCACGCCTTTAAAGTATTTCTTGATGGTTCCTACACGATTAAGGCCAATCATTGCGCAGTACATCTGCCCGTGGCGGAATTTGCGTGCAGCGAACGATGTGACACACTGAACAGTGGTGTTAGTCAGAATGTATCGCCAGAACGCCAGCCCGATTTCCTTGCTGAATCCACGAACCTCTGGCAGGTACATGGCGTGGCAATCAAAGGTCAAAGGCTGAATCTCCTGATAGTAAACAATGCCGCCGAACTGCCCGTGCACGTTCACCTCGAAGTAACGGCATTCAGGCTTGTAGTCGTATCCATCACCGTTGTTGCTCCCGGCAATAATGTCAGGGTGATTTCCGACTGCTTCGATCAGGTCGATGTTTCGCGTTTGGTTGAACTGAATCATCACTGCTCCGCGATTATCTTGATGGTTGTGGCAGTAAACGCCGCCACATTTGACTGGATGGTTAACGTACTGCCATTTGTGGCAAGAAAGCCGTCTTTATCCACGCTGAAGAACGTAGCTAACAGGATGTTATCGGTTGTTGTCGCCGAGTTGCGACTGCTTACCAGTGTGTCAGGAACAGATCCGGAAAAGGTTAGCTGCATTGACCTGTTTGCGGTTCCGCTGGGCCACGTCCCGACAATCGACAGCTTGAAGAACAGGGTTTTGTTCTCGTTGAAAACAACCATCTTGTTGTTATCAGTATCGAAGAATGGTGCCAACGTCCCGGATGACGGCGTGAGCGTTTTCAGCAGGCTAACAAGGTTGGTCGGCGCTGTTGGAATGGTTACCGATACTCCTGAGTAAACAACCTCTGATTTCTTGCGCGTGGTGGCATACTCAAGCGCAGATATTCTTGTTGAGTGATCACCAACTGTGCTTTGTAGCGTCGAAATACTTCCCTCTGCCGCTGTGAGCCTGGTATCAAGTGCGTTGATATCGGTTGTATTCTGAGTTATTCGCGCATCATGGTTTGCTAACTCAGATTCATTGGCAGCAATTCGCGTCTCGTGATCAGCCAGCTCTGTTTCGGCAGCCGTAATCCTTGTTTCATGATCTGCAAGAGTGCTTTCCGCTGCTGCGATTCTATGTTCATGATTGACGAGAGTTGCTTCAGCAGCAGCAATTCTGGATTCATGGTCTGCAAGGGTGACATCCTGCTCATCATTCTTCACCTGTGCATCATAAGCTCCCTTCCCTGCTTCGTTGGCCTTGTTAGCCACGTTACCAACATCAGTACCCTGTGCGATAACGTACAGCAGATATGACTGCGAGAAGATATTGCGTGGAAGGACTGATGTGTCGAGTCGTGTAGCCTGAATGATTACCGGCTCATTGAGATTCGAATCAGCCATTACTCGATCCTTATCTGGCAGCCAGACAGAGTGACAGGTGACTTCGTGATAACGCGCAATTTGAAGCCGACATTTTTCCTGATGCGCCCGACTCGCTTCCACAAAACACGCTTGTCGTAAACGAACGGTTCATTCTGCTCAATCATCTGCTCACGACCGTAATTGATGCCATCAGTGGTTGCCGAGAGGAACAGGCGGTCGGCGTACTGAGCGACCCCCGTCGATGATTCCACCTCCAGATCAAAGCATCTGGCGTTATCTGCTTTGAAGAGTGGAGTAAACAGCAGGTGTTCTTGCTGTAGCCCATACTGGCTGCTGATGTCGAACTGCAATTTTCCGGTCACGGACTCCAGCTTATCGCCGCACGTTATCTGATTGCCTTCGTAAATGAAGTCGATAGCGCGGTACACATCGTCATACAGGCCTGTTTTCAGCACACACCATTGCGGACCATTGGCGCTTGAAGATGCGTCGTACACAAGGACGTGACGCGAAAGATGGATAATCAGCAACTCATGAGCATCAAACCGCAACGATTCCATCACACCATCAGCCAGTTCATCAGCAGTGTAGGAGCGGAGGATTTTCTCAATGCTCGCGCTGGCGATTGGTGATACCTGACCGGAGCCGATGATGTATACAGACGGAGCACCTGTTGCCGGATTGCTGATAAACGCATAGGAATCAGCAAACGGCGTTTTGCAGTAAGTTCCGGCAATGCCTTTCTGCACCATCAGTGATGGCTGTGCGACATACAAAGCGGCACCAACGGTGGTTGCCCCAGTCAGGGAAAAATATTCAATCGTCGATGAACCAAAGCAGACGATGAAGTCTCGCCATGTTCCGATGCCGAGGATACCGTCCGGCTGCGATTCTGCGCGATATTGTGCGCTGTAACGGTCAGGATGCGATTCGTCTTCAGGGTCAGTGATAAACCATGAATCCGTGCCGTCTTTTGACCACGCATAACGCCCACGTAAACGCGTAATGTCGCGAACCGAACCTAACTCATACTGAGTGAATCCGCTGTCTGTAGGCCAGTTTGAGACTGTTTTAACCGTTCCATCATAGCGATACTCGACCAGTTGACCATTAACGCCTACCGCCTGAGATGTTCGACCATGCGCCATTGATACGCGACCACTTCCGGCAACATCACCGACCTCGCTTTCGCCCTTATACAACTTGCCACCGCAAACGCGATAAACAGCATTCTGCGCCATGTTGTACTCGACACCGCGCGATACACCATTCACATCAGAGCGTTTGGCAATGCCAGGGAATGAGCGAAGATATCCACTGCTGTTGAGGATTTCTTTGGGGGTTGCCAGCATATTCACTGGCAGATAGTCGATATAGTCGGCGTTTCGAAAGTCTTTGCCGACACCTTTCATAAGCGGAAGTTGCTGAATCGGCATTATTCGCTCCCGTTATCGCAAGGTTCCTTTCGCTGGAAGTAATTCCAGCCGTTCCACTTCGCCAACTGGTTACCACTACCAACAGGCATACGGTTTGGATAACCGGACTTACATTTAGCGGCTTTTGCTCTGTCCATTGCAGACAGTTTGACGAGTCTCTCTTTCCCGTATCTGGCAGTGGTTATAAGTTTTGCAGACGCTTCCAGCGCATAATCCGGAGCAATGCGGCAGGCAAGGTTGAAAATGACGGCATTGATAGCGTTATTTGATAAACCGTGCTCATCGCCCGGATCTGGAGCGACATCTGCATCAGCGAAAATGTAGCCAACGTTGATACCAGGTGACACATCACCGCCAAGCCATTCAGCCATCATCATTTCAAGGTCGTTGACGCCGTCTTCCATAGACTGCGGTTCGACATCGGTTAACGTGGCATTTGATGCCACACCGAGCTTACGTAATGCCGCAAGAACTAAATCACCCTTCGTTGTCAGGTTCATCTGCTGCCGCCTTAGGTTTTCGACCAGGCTTTTTACGCTGTTTTTCTTCTGGCTCTGGCTCTGGCTCTGGCTCTGGCTCTGGCTCTGGCTCTGGCTCTGGCTCTGCAACATCATTCAGAAGATTATCAGGATGTGCAAACCAGCCAGCATCCAGATATTCCTGAAGCTCTTCGGCTTTCACGATTTCAAAGTCGTATCCAACGCCTTTCCATTTCTTCATGTCGCCATGACGAAAGATCATGTGTGTCATGCTTGTCTCCAGATAAAAAAGGGAGCCGAAGCTCCCTCTGGTTATCACGCAGTCTGGTTAGGCAGACCAACACCAATTGCCTCTGGTCGTACAGCACATGCTGAATACCACACAGCAATACGGCACTTACCAGACAGAGTGTTGATATCACCCTGCGTTGCGAAGATGCCGTTAACACCAATACCTGGAATGCTGAAGGAAGAAGTTTTCATGCCAGCAAACAGTTCATGGGTTACCGGAATCGGCTGAGACAGCAGGCGGATTGAGTCATCAGCCCAGAACACGTTAGCGGTGGTTGTTGCCACGTTCAGAACGTTTACCGGAGTGGTATTAGCAAGAGAGGTGTTTACGTTAGCGTAAGCCTTCTCTTCTTTTGTCAGTGACGCGTCATCCAGCGCAATCGGCTTCGGCGTGATTTCGATGTGAGTACTATCGATCACTCGGGTGATTGAGAAAGTCGCATCATCAGTCAGCACGTTCTTCGCCATCTGAGACAGGAATTTCACACCAGTGAAGCTGATTTTGTCGCCGCGCTTAAATCCGGTGGTGGAGGATACGGTCACCGTTGCAACACGGTTGTCGACGTTCTCCTTGTTACCATCGGTATCAATGGTGTATGCCTGCGGCTTAAACTTCTGCGCTCCAGACACAGTTACACCAGTAGCGGTTGACTTGGTAACTGCCGGAAGTTTCGGTGAGCGAAGAATTTCATCAAAGCCAGCAATCTGACGCTGAATAGTACCGTTGCGATACGCTTCTTCAGGAACGCGACCGAAGATGTCACCATCTACCAGGTTGCGGCCTGCTTTGCGGTAATCGTCAGGATTCAGGAAGTAACTGATGCCCATATCGCGGTTTAGCTCACGGGAGAACATCAGTCGCTCTGCATCAGACACAAAATCCCATCCAGACAGGCCAGTAGATGGACCAATTGCGCGGGTATCGTGAACAACAAGCGAGCCCATTTCAGTTGCCTGTTTGGCAATTGCTGACTCAATGTTATTCGCCAGTTTTTTGGCGGATGCCTGGATGCGGCGACGGTAAGAACGCTCATCACGCAGGTCATCTGCACGAAGCTCGAAGAAATCGTTATCCGGATCGCCCATGTTGCATTTCACGGAGAGTTCCAGAATCCCGGTTGCGTTGTCAGTTAAATCCCAGCCAGTCTGGGTTGGCGCTTCCTGCTCAACAGGCATCCACACGGTGTTGCTTGAACGCTGCATTGATTCTGCCGGAGGGGTGTATTTTGTCACTTTGGACGCCATTGGCGTCAGGTTCTGGGCGGTTTCGATGATTTCATCCAGAGCATATGTGACCAGTTGACCTTCATTTAATGCCATTATCGAATTCCTTTATTCAGTTGCGCCTTAAGCTTGCGGTACGTCTCTACATCCCCTTTGTTTGCTGCCGCTTCCATCTGCTTTTCAATCGCAGAGATATTTGCAGCAACAGCGTGTCCCTGAATGGGTTCATCAGGTAACGGGGCTTCTGAAACAGGCTTTGCTCGAGGCTTGAGAGTTAAACGTTCTGACAGTCGAGTGAGTTCAATCAGCGCGGATTGCCCGTCCATCGCCAGCAACTGGCGTGTTTTCTCAGGATTAGCACCAAGGTGATACATGAGAGCAGCGGATTTCTCCGGGAAGAGGCGCATGATGTCGGCACCGACTGCTGGCGGCACCAGTTGCATGAATGCATCCTCTTTCTCCTGATAGTCAGGGATATTGAGCTTTTCCGCTGCGTCGTAGTGCTTACGGGCTGCCTCGACGTATTGCGCTGATTGCTGGGTGAACTCCTGAGTTTTGCGACCCTGCTCGGCGACAGCCTGGCTTCGTGCGTCCATAGCCTTGATCTGCCATTCACTGTTTGCCTGCTGGAAGGCAGCCAGTGCGCGGCTCTGGTCATAGTCGTACTTAGCCAGTGCATCTTCGGAAAGATAATCGTTAGGGTCTGGTTGTTTTGGTAACTCAGGGTTCACCCGCAGGTGCTCCGGCAACTCTCCACGCTTAACCGCTTCCATCTGCTGCTCAAGCTCACGCTGGCGTTTGCGTTCGATGCGGCGACGGGCAAATTCAGCATTAGTTGCCGGGTCTTGTTTTGGTTTCTCATCGTCTTTCAGGACAATCTCAAAGCCTTCTTCCTGACCTGCACTGTCGTTGGCATTATCGACAACTAAGCCATCAGCAGATGCCGCTGCATGATTGCCGGGCAGGGTTAATTCTTCAGAAGCCTGAATGTCGGTGGTTTGGTCCATGGTTAACTCTCTCTTATTGAGGTGTCTCGGCTACTCCGCCGGAGGGGATTTGAACTTGACGCATAAGATTCGCGAAATCCATGCGTTGTGAATGAGTCTGGTCTGCATCTTTAAGAAGCAGCTCAGCGTTAGCACGAGCATCTTTGCTGCGCTGTTGCTGGAATTGACCTACGAGCTTGAGGTACTCACGCAGTTCTGCCTGCTTGTCGAGGTCCATATTGTTGAAGATTTCTGCAATCTTCGCGGCGTTGAGTTGGTTTTGGGCTTCAACCTTGGCGGCTTCAACCTGAATCTGCGCCTGTTGGTTCTCTGCCTTGAGCAATTCAGCCTGACCTTGCAGAAGGATACCCTGCGCCTGAATTTGCTCTGCTGATGGCTGCTGCGGCTGCTGTTGAGCCTGCTGTACCATCTCCATCTCTTCAGGTGTTTCTGGTTTCTTCAGCCCCATCATCACCAGTTGCTTGTTCGCGTACTCTCGCATCATCTCGACGCCTTTACCGTCAAGCAGCGTGAAGTATTGCAGCATCAGCATCTGGAACTCTGGAGTACCTTGCGGAACCTTGGTGAGCAACTCCTGAATCTCTGCGCGGTTCTGTTCCTTCATACTCTGGAAGGATGGTCCAACGTCTGTATAGCACTCATAGCGACCGCGAATGTCGTTGAGTGTGACCACATTGCCGGACTGGTAATCGACAACTTGCGCGTAGAGTTGAACGTCTTTCTCGCTACCATCTTCAAGTGTCAGCGTTACATGACGAGGAACGTCATAAATATCGTTGACCATTGAGGCATAAATCTCGCCATCACGTCGCATTGCGGTAGCCAGGTTATCCTGAAACACGTATGTCTCAAGGTCTGCCCGCATGTTCAGTTGATTGACGGTATCGAAAGCGACCTGACCATTTGCCGCCTGCGCATCCACGCCAATACTAGCCACCTCTTTCACTGAGTTGGTGGCTGCCTCAAGCATGTAGGCATTAGCTTGCGGCACTTCAGGGTTTTCCATGTAGGAGATTGGACCAATCGGCAGGTCGTTACCGTTTTCATCGGTCCTGTTCTGCAGGTAGTACGGATAGTCTTCATTCCCACCGTACATGTATTCGTAGCCTTCGATCTGCTCAGGGAAGAAGGTCGGTTTCTTCTTCGGTGAACGACCAACAATATCGGCGTTGAATGACATGATCATGTTACGAAGGCGTTGACCGTCTTTCGTCAGCCTTACCACTCCTTCGTAGCACTCCTTGTCACCAGCGAATGACCATTCACCATACACTGGAACGATTGGAATATGCTCTCCGGCTATCTTCTCGCGGTCTTTCAGTATCTGCGTGCAGGTGATGATCGACTTATACACACTCCGACGCTTCACCTTGCGCTCTGCTACCTTAATGAATCCACGATTAGCCAGGTCGTCGATGACGTCTTTTATATCCTGCTGGTAATAGCTGACCGGCTCACCTGTCAGCGGGTCGCGGTAGATGAAGACTTTCTCTTTCTTCTCTTCTACCTCGTAATACTCAGCTACGTAGACGACATCATTCGATACCCACGGAAACAGCCATGTGTCGTTCGGATTCTGGAAAGATGGCAGCGTGTCAGGATCAATACCGTAATCCTCTGCGAACTCTTTCCAGCCATTGCGTGACAAGGCGTTAATCACCGTGCAGTGCTTAGCGTCGCTCTTATCCATCTGCTTGCTGTTGGCGTCCCATATGACGTGTGAGCAGGCCTCATGGATTGGCAGGCGTCGGATTACCTGATTGTTGCTTGTTGGGTCGTTGTCTTCGTACTGTGTGACCAGACGCCATGCACCAACGCCGGACTCTATCTGCTCACGAACGCCAACGTTAACGGCAATCTTTGCCGTGTTATGGCGCATATCAGTACGATACATCCCCATCAGCACATCGGCTGCATCAGGATTAGCGCCGTCTTTGGGTCGGAAGAGAACGTCGATAGGGTTCCGGCGCATCTCTGCGACCAGTTTCCTGACCACTGGGCGAACAACATCGAATTGTCCGCGATATTGCAGGGTGGTGTAGTTTGATAGCCAGTCATCCCATTGCGACACTCGGCTAAAAAACAGGTCATTTGTCGCCTCAGTTCTGGCTTCATCGCTCGCCATCCAGTCTGCGTCAAACTTACACAGAATGGAATTGAGTCTGTTTTCGTCGGCCATTTAAGTTCTCCGTGCGATGGGCCTGATTGGGGCTGGTATCTTTTTCTCTTTTGGTTTTTTGATGTCGCGCATCATTTTTGCGAAGCGGCGCATCATGTATGCATAGCGAACGGCTGAGAGAACGTCATCGTTAAGCTTGACGATCTTCCCGTTTTCATCACGGTGATAGAGGCGGAACTCCTCAAAGAATGGCTCACAGGTGTTGAATACTTTGAAGCGACCATCAAGCATCATGTCGCGCAATTCAGTGATTCCAGGCTCAACAGCATTACCGCCATCAGGCCATGTCGCATGATCCTGCAACATCATAAATCCAGCGTCTGCATACTGCCCTTTGAGCTGCTCACCGCCGCCCTTCTCGTGCTGGTTTCCGTCATGAGGCCATGCGGTTGGCACTTTATGCGCCCATGATTTAACGGCTCCCCATGCCTGAACGGCTGTTTTTTCTTTCGCCTTCCACACGCGTGAAACGTAGATTGTGTCTGCGTCCTTATCCCACCAAAGCTGAACCTGCGCCTGCGGGTGATCCCATCCGAAATCCATCCCGCCAATTACGTAGAAGTGATCAGGACACTCGAACGGCTGACACTTAATCGTCTCTTCCGGTATCTGGAATATTCGCCCGCTACCCATCGTAGGAATACCGCGAGCACGCGCCTCTCTCTCATGCTCAGGATAGGATGCGATGATTTGCTCTTTCTGCTCGTCGGTGTAGTGCTCTGCGTCATAGATGGTCATGTTGACCACTTTCTGAGACTTGCTGGGATTCTTCAGGAACTTGGTAACAACGTCAGACATCCCCATCAGCGGGGTAAACGTCAGAATTGAGAATTGCCCGTATTTGTTGGTACGGGTAAGACCTTCGCCATAAATGCTGTATGGTGGTTCTTCGTCAAACCAAACGCCGTGGATTGTGTCACCCTGCCAGCGAGCACGGCCTTGCGAGTATGGCTTGAAGTAGCAGATTGAAATGCCATCTTCAACGCCATCAGCCGTGTGATGCTTAACCAGAAGATGATCAACAAGGTTCGGAAAGAAAGGAGACTTCTTCCAGCTAATGATGTCCTCTTTCGGTATTGAACCGTAGCCCGGTTCATCATTCTCTTCAATACGACCGCACAGGATGCGTTGAGTCGTTTTGGTTACCGTCTCGTTTGTCTCGCCGCCAATCCAGAAGACAACAGGCTCATAGAAACGCTTACCTTTCCACTCACCGCCATATTTACCATCAGCAGGATAGCCTTTTGTGCCCGGATAACGCCCTGTAAGGTGAAACGCGACTTCAGCAGCACCAGTAAATGACTTACCAAGCTGGTTACCAGCCATAAAACATCGCTCTGGATAGTCATGCCCGGCGTCGATGAACTCACGCTGTTTGCTGTATGGCGTAAATTCATATAGCAGGTGTGTGTTACGGTAGTTCTCTTCTTCTTCGAGTAGCTCGAGCAATTCGATTTGCTCTTCGTCGCTCAGGTTATCAAGAATCGCGTCCAGTTCCACGGTTGAATAGCTCCTTGATACGAGAGCGTCGCTTATCGCGATCTCCCTTATCAGGTGTCACGTCTTCAACTTGCGACTGCTCTTTGAGGCCCAAATCACGGGCGATGATGTTAGCGTTGAGAAGGTCAGCGGCTGCGCCAGAGAATTTCTGGTCGTAGATGATGTCTTCCGCTCGTGATGTGACGTCAGAAAAACCTTCCATTGACCGGAAGGTTCCCCATGTTTGCCTGGTGATATCAAGGAAGGTACACAATCCTGAAATAGTCATGGCTCGCATCTTAGGGACATTAGCCTTAATTATTTCTCCCTGATATGAAAATACCTTACCCTCCCATAGCGGGTTATCATCAGCCCACTCGAAGTATTCACAACAAGCTGCCCACAGCGCCTCAGGCGATTCGAATTTAGGATTTCGCCCATGACTACTGCGGGCCTCCCAAAATCGGTTGCCCTTTGGTGCTGCCATATTCATCTCACTTAATCGTTATTTCAGGTTGAGCATCATGCTCCGGTGGTGAACAGGTCTAACGCCTCCTTCGATTTACGCACCGCTTCGATTGTGCGGGTCGTGATATCTGAATTAGCGCCACCTGACTGGAAGTGAATTTTGAATAGCTCAAGCTTCAGCTCGTCAGTGCCAATGAACTGAAATGCTTCTTCTGCGGCTGCGTTCTGGTTCATGACCAGTTTGTAAATCTCTAACTGGAATTTCTGTTCTTCAGTCATGGGAATAATCTCTGCCATTGTTGGCTCCGTTTATCCGTTAAAAGGGATATCAGTTAAGTTATC